TAAGACTTGGTGTTATGATACCACTTGATGAATACGTTTACATAACCACGCCAGTTGGCTCATAAAAAAATAAATTATGGCAGTATTACCATTATGTGCAAGATTGTTAAACGGTCAAGATGCCGCTTGTACGCCGCTTAAAAGGAAGTATTTCCAACAGGCGGTCGTAATAAACAAAGTGGACATCGATACGATGACAATCACAAAGACAGATTTTGAGGACGAAAACCCTACTTGTAGCTACAAGGTTTCATTCACTCTAAAGGAGGGAGCGACAGGTTACCGCTTTACAGGGCCTGAAAACGGGGCGAGTTACTTCGGACGTTTCAATAAAACAGTTTCCGATTTAGGATTTGCGAGCTACACGCACGAAGTTCAAATGCTTGTAGTTGGAGCGGACGAAGCAAGTAAATGTATCTTAGAGAGCTTGGACAAGGGTAGTTATTTGGTAGCCCTTCAATTTTCTGATGGAACGGTAGAAATCTACGGCGCTGAAAATGGACTTTCAACTGGGGATTACACCTACTCAATCGCGGAAAACGGAGGGGGGACTGCAATAGTTCTATCTTCAAACGAGCAGACACCAGAAAGCTATTTGCCTTTGGTTTATGTTTCGGCCGTACCGGGTGAAGAAGGTGCGGACTTTGACGCAGCATTTGAAAATCCAGCGACATAAGAACAAACTAAATTTTTATGACACGTGAGGAGTTAATCACACTTGGAAAGCATAAGGTGCGAAATGATGAACGCCTTATGCTTTCTTATTTAACTGAATTTGAAGCCTTGTTCGGGCGTAAGCCAAAATGCGCTGGATGCACTTTCAGTAAAGATTGGGAGCGTTTTGAAAAAGGCAAAAAAACTAAAACTTTTAATATGAAAACAGATAAAACATTTGAGCTTTTAGCTTCGGCAAAATCAAAAATCCATACCTACAAAATAGGAAAGCAACCCTTTAGGACTTACGGAAATACGATGACAGAAGATTTTGCAAAACAATATCTTTCGGTAGGAACTAAAGAAGAAATTGAGCAACGAAAGAAACTCTTTAAAGTACTTCCAGAATTTGAAATTGAAAAAACCATTGTAGTTGATGGTGAAGAAATCAAATTAGCCGATGCGACAGGAAAACAGATGAACGCCTACGCAAAGGAAAACGATATCGATTTTGGGGATGCTACCAAAGTAGATGAAAAACGTGCTGTAATAGCCAATACCTTATAATATGTCCCAAAATGTAGTAGGTAAGATAAGGGCTACACTTGTAGAATTATATTCCCGTGTTATTAAGGTAGATGAAAAAGCAAAAAACATCTACCTAAATGGCGAGAACAACTTATACCCCTACGAGATTGAACGAGCCATAAACAATTCCCCAACAGCCACGAGGGCGGTAGATATAATGCAACGCTATATAAGCGGTGAAGGGGTTGCAAATGATGTTTTGGTCAACGCAAAAAAAGGTTATTATCTTTCCGATATTGTTGATATGGTTTCTGATGATCTGGCTACTCAAAACGGTTGTTTTATTTGGATCGGTTATGGACTTGATCCAGAGGTTTCGCCTTTCCCAATTCAAAAGAAATTGGATATATTGGACTACTCAAATACACGTATATCAAAAGAAGACGACAACGAATATAAAGGGAAGGTTTACTACAAAGATTACCAGCTAAAAAAATCATTCGGTATAAGAAGTGAAAATACAGAAACTTGGTACTATCCTTACAACCCAAATCCAGACATTGTACTTGCTCAAATGAAGGCGGATGCAAGGGCGGGTCTTAAACTTAAAAAGGACGAAGATGTTACCATCGAACAAATGGTAAACCATTACAGGGGTCAGGTTTTCTACCTAAATATGACACCAAAATATAAATACGCTCTCTCAAAGTTTGACAGCGTGTTTAATGATGCGGATAGTGAGTTTAGGTTTTCTCTTTACGTTAACCGTGAAATGCGTACGGGCTTTTTAGGAAAGGTTATCGCTATTATTAAGGGAGATGATGAGAATGGTGAAGTAAAAAAGGATTTAGGAAGCCTTTTAGGTGCTGAAAATGTAGGCAGTTTGCTTGTGTTGGAAGCTGAACAAACCGATGAAATAGATAAAATTCTAAAAATTGAGCAGTTAAAGGCACAGATTGACGATAAAATGTTCGTGGAGCAGGACAAACGTATAAGAAGAAACATTTTAGGGGCTGCAAACAACCTACCAGAGCCTTTAATTTATGCGGGTGAGGGTGCTTTGTTTGGCACTTCTGGCGATACGTACCGTGAAATGAAGTTATTTTACCAAGAGCAAACGCAAAAGGAGCGTAAGGCTATCGAAAAATCACTTAAACATCTTGGATTTGAAACCAAGATTATTCCTTTAGTTGACGAGAAACAAATAATAGATCAAAATGCCACTACTAACACGAAATGATTTTGAAGGGATTGGCGATATTGCCAACCATTGCGACCTCAATAAGCTGAACATCGCTATAAATGAAGCCGCGGACTTTGATATGGAAGACCTTTTTTGTGATTTTTGGCAGGATATTATCGAAAATTGGTCAAGTGAGGAATATAAATGGGTAAATCTTATTAGCGGTGGCGAATACGATGGGTGTAACGGCATGAGAACCCATAAAGGAATTAAGCGTATTTGGGCGTATTACGCTTATTCACGGTATATAATACTTAACGGGTTTAATGATACGCCCAATGGGATGGTTCAAAAGACCAATAGCTTTTCGATGCCTACACCATTAAAGGAATTACAGGCGTACTCAGATAAGTACCGCAATATGGCAAAACAAAGTTATGAAAAGACACTTTCGTACCTTTGTAAGAACGCGAACGATTTCGAGAATTTCAATACATACGATTGTAAAGGCTGTGGATGCGGTGGTAATTGTGGTGAAAGAAAATCAAATACCAAAGGGTTCGGGATTTCGAGTAGTATCGTAGAAAAAAGATTATGAGCTGTGCAAAACTATTTAGGGGTCAGGACATTTCCTGCCAGAGCAACTTCAAAAAATACTATCAACAGGTTGTTTTGGTAAATAAGGATGACGTGGAGAGTTTTGTAATAAAGGCTACCATAAGCGCCGATGGAAGCGTGGGACTTTCCGATTATTACCATAGGATAAGATTTTCATTAAAGGCAGGAAAGACTGGTTATTTGTTCAGAGGGCAGCCGAATGGAAACGGATATTATGCGTTGTTTTCTAAAGAACTCGACGAAAATATCCCGCAATACATACACACGGTTCAACTGCCTATTTTTGGAGCAAAGGAAACTACAAAGATTCTTTTAAAAACGCTTGACCTTGCCAAATATTTTGCGGCAATTCAATATATGGATGGAACGGTAGAGATTTATGGCTTTGAGAATGGACTTACCACAGATGACTATGATTTTGATTTGCAAAATAATGGGGGTGGTTCGTTTATTACATTAATAAGTCCAGAGAGTGGAATGGAGGATGAACCGCCTTACATTTACGTCCCCTTAACCGGGAGCGCAAATGAAGATTTTAATAATTTATTTGTTGATATTCCAGATGTTAATTTAGGCGATTTCAATAATGATTTTTCTGATGATTTTTATATAACGTAATGAGCGCAATAGACACCGCAATAACGAATATAAACGCTGCGATAGTAGCCAACGGCAATGAGGAGATTACCGCCGACGTGCTGCGACCTTTATTGGTAGAATTAGCCAACGCAGTAGAAACGATAACGGGCGACCCTGTTAATCTAACGACTACGGTAAAAACCAATTTAGTAGCAGCAATAAACAGTCTAAAGACGATTACCGATGGATTGGAGGGTTTGGTAATAAAGACGGGAACGACAGACCCGAACGTTACAACAGATTTCGTGCCTAAACTTGGCTATTTTTACGCTCGGTATTTGGGTAGCACCTTACTTTCTTTTTGGCAATACAATGGTTATGAATGGGTTGAGATAAAACCGAATAGGGGTTATTTGGTTTCGGAACTACCAACTGGTAGTATCGGAGATACGGCTTATGTAACGGATGCGGACAGTCCTACTTATTTGGGAAGTTTAACGGGCGGAGGAAGTACCGTTTGTCCTGTATTTCATAACGGAACCGAATGGGTTTCACATTAAAAACATAAAATGACACTAAGCGAGGTAATAGATTTAATACAGGAATGGATAGTAACAAACGGTAACGAAGAAATAACCGCGGATGTCCTGCGTCCTATTTTAGAGGCGATGGTTAACCAGCCAAACGAATTGATTGGCGATTTGGACAACCTAAACACTACCGATAAGGATAATTTGGTAGAAGCAATTAACGAGGTTAAGACGATAGCGGATTCAAATACTGGGCTTACCATTCACACAGGCTCAGGACTCCCGACGGTTACGCCTCCAGTTTCCTATTCTTTGGGCGATTTTTACGCCCAAATAATATACCCATCTACTGACATTGTCAGTTTTTGGCAATGGAATGGATTGGATTGGGTTCAGGTTAGACCCCTTACCGTAAAAACGGTAAGAAGATTTGTCTCTCTCGTTGGAATAGATACTACTGGAAAAACATCCGTTGAATGGGCTTGGGAGGCAATCGATGCGGCCATAACAGGGGGTGCTAATTTTTCAGGAAACCCCGGTAATATAATTGATTTTTACTTCAATATATATGTCGGTGAAAATTCAATAAGACGCTTTTATTTTAGATGGCTAAACGGGCATATAGTTACGGTCAGCGGATCCGATATTGACCCATATAGTCTTATAATGCCAGATGGTGAGGAAAATATCGAATTATCGGACGATTTGATAATAGATTTAGGAGATATAGGTTCGGACAATGTTTGGGATGCCTTTAATACCGACCCGAACCAACCTTTTGAAATTGAAGGCGATAAATTCGTTTCAG